GCGCGGTCATGGTCCCTTATGACTTGAACAAGGCTCAGGATTCCCCCAGTGTCGCACCGGTTCCGTTCGATTCCTCGCCCCACGCCTGCAGGATGCCGGAGAGCGTTCCTACAGGGAGCGTGTCGACCACGTTGCCCATGTACATTCTGAGCATCTTGACCTGTGTCGAGAATCTGTCTTTAGTGCCTGCCGTCTCGGCGAGCTCATTGAGCATTCCGTAAGGCAGAGCCGACGCGAGCGGGATCTTGTAGATCTTCTCGTCGCCCTCAAGCTGGAACTCGAAGTATTCCTTTAATTCTTTTCCGAATGTTCTCATGCAGTCGTCACTCCATCGTCTGTCATGATGTAGATGCAGTTACCGCTTGCGTCAGGATAGCAGGACAACGTGACCTGCCAGCCCACAGCCGCATTAGATGCGAATGTGACCTCGCCGACCTCCGTGATCTGTCCGTCCGGTACCGCGATAACAATGCGTGCGTCTCCGTCCTTCATGAGGAACACCCACGCCTGTTCATCGGGCAGATATGCACCGAGAGCCGCCTGGACCTGTGCACCGTGTGTCGTCGTTGCCGCCGCTGTGGTGACATGATCCGCTCCGAATGCGATGGCAAGCGCGCCGGCATTGGTGGAGATCATTGTCCATGACAGAGTGCCGTCGAAGGATTCGAGGACCTTGCGGACCGTAGCTCCGGACCAGTCCTTGATCTCTGTGGTACTCATAGAGGGCGCAAGCGTAAGGCCGTCCTGAGACACATACTCATCACCAGTAAAAGCCTGGTTGAGTGTGACTGCTGCCTTTGTGATGTCAGCCAGCGCCGGGATCGCTGTTCCCTTGGGCGCGTGCTTAATAGCTCCTGTTACTTTCTGATCGGGTGCGCCAACGCGCACGTCAGCATTACTAGGCATTTAATTTACCTCCTGTGTTCTGATCGTTATCTGCGCCTTGAATGTGGCGCGTCCGATGTTGGGGTGTCTGGGGTCAGGGTTGCGATACGGGAACGTAAGGACCTCCGCAGAATAGCACGGGGTGACAAGCGTGCTGCCTTCGAGGTCGCGTACCCAGCCGGTCAAAGCTGTGGCCGCTTCCATCGCGTCGGCCTGTGTTCCTGCATAGACATCAAAATCCACGCTATTGACGTCGATCACACGGTCAGTGTTATATCCGCCCGTCCGCACTACATGAACATGCGGAAGATTCTGTCCGAGTGTCGCCGGGATCATGTGCGCAGACGCGCTGTATCCGTCAGCCGTCAGCTGATCATATAAAGCTGTCTCAATGTCTATACTTACTCTCATGCGTGCACCGCCCTCGTCAGTACCTTGTCTGTGGCTTCTAGGATGTCGCCTTCTTCGTCACCGCGGACAAATCCGCCCGCCGTGAATTGATTGTTAGTCGCCGCCTCATAGTGGAAATGCTCGCCTGCTTCCGCCGCGATCCGTTCCCCTGCTGCGTCAACTATGGCCTTCATGTCTTCCGACTTGAATAGCTCAGCCCATCCGGCACTGTTATGCTCTATTACTATTCTGGCCCCCATTAGCCCTTCCACCTTGTTAATGTGCATCGTGTGCTTGATGCGCGTCCCGTGGGTGACTTAGTGTGGAATACTTCGCCGTTGATCTCGTAAAGATTCCCGTCGTACACCACCCTGTCGCCCTCTTGAATGTCCGCGTCGTAATTGGCGCGGAGTGTTCTCGCGTCGGTGATGTTCTCAGCGCGTCCCGCAAAATCGCGGGATGTGCCTGCTGCCGTCACCTGCACACGTTCTAGTATTCTTTCTGTTGCGTTGTTCCAGTCTCGGCTCTCAGCGCCGTTTTTCTTAACGATTGGCGCGCGGAGAATCGTCACGGAATCCCTAAAGAAACTAAGCCCCATGAGCGTTCACCACCTTATAGGCTTCGAGTGCCGCTTTCTGCTGTGCGGTCAGTCCTGCAGCGATACTGGACGCGCTCTGTGAGTAACTGATGCTTACCCCGTCCGCGCTCTCTGATATAACGCCCGCTGAGACGGACAAAACGCCCGCCGTGATAGCACAGACCGCCTCAACAAGATCCGGAACAGCATTGGCCTCATACCCCGCCATGTATTTGACCTCGATGCCGTCCCATTTATCACTCCATCTGTACGGATAGGCTCTTTTAATGAGCCCGTCTCTTCGCCATTCATATTCGTCTGCGGTCAGTGTGGTTCCGCCTTCCGTGATCCTTGTGATTGCACTCACATATCCTGCCGGAAGCTTTGCGACAACAGCGCCGCCTACCGGGTATGCTGTACAGCTTACGGACGGGCAGATGTGCCAGCCGCAGTAATTCCGGATAGCCTGCGATGCCGCAAGGATAGCCGCGTATGTCCTCGGGTTGTCCGCAAAGGCGTAATTTGTAACCGCATTAAACTCATTTTCCGAAATGATAGGCGTAAGGTTCTCCGCATCATATCCCCATGGTGTCATCATTTGTTTTTAGGCTCCTTGCGGGATTTATTGGCGGGAGTAGTTTTCTTTTTCTCGACAGGCTTCGGATCCTTATCGACAGGTACGGCTCCGGGGTATCTTTCGAGCTCCTTGTCGTCGATCTGCCATGTGGATCCGCGCCAGCGATATTCATGTAAAGCCATCGCGTGGTCCTTTCACTGCAAAAACAGGGAGAGCCGGAGCCCTCCCTTGTTGATCCTCATCCTCAGGATGCCTTTGTCAGCTTCTTGAAGCCTGCAGGGCGTCTGACTGCGAGAGCGAGTCTCTCCTCAGCGCGGATCGTCATCAGGTTCTTGACGAAGTCGTCTTCGTTGGTATTGACTGCCTCAACGCTCACGCCGCCGTTCTGTACGACAGATGCGCAGGTCTTGTAGGCGCCGACCACGATCGTGCCCGCTGCCACTGCGGGAGATACGCATACATTGATACCCCAGAGATTGGGAACATTCTGAGCGCCGAAGAAGCCGCCGCCATAGTAGCGATTCTCGCCGTCCTTGGCGATGCGGAGTGCATACCAGTCTGCGGGGTTGATCAGGATCGCGTCAGCCGCGAAGCCGGAGCTGTTCTGTACGTCCATAGCAGCCTGCAGGATCGCATCTGCGATGTTGGACGCTGTAGCATTTGCAGCATATGTGCCGGTCTGAATGCCGGAAGTAGCGAGCAGATCGGTGACGAGCTTGTTCTGCTCAACCAGGCCGAGCTCATAGAGCAGTCTGCCGTTGATCGCGGATGCCAGGAAAGGATAATCGTGGATGTACTCGTCAGATTCCTTGATGTGGCAAGCGACCTTTGCAAGGCTTACGGTCTTAGGCGTGGGATCTGCAAAATGGATCTGAGGCTTCTCAGCGCCTTCAGCGGTCACTGCGGGAGCGCCCTGCATAGCGCCTTCCACCAGATAGACCAGTGTGGATCCGGAGATGTTCTCAGCTCCGAACAGGTCACGAACCACCAGCGGAACACGAGCCGCTTCGACAACAGTCTTGTCGAATGTGGTTGCGAAGTCCACAGCGCCTGCGGGGCTGGTCTGTGTATCTGTTGCCGCCTTGAATGCGGGGATGTTGAGATCGAACTTCTTGCCGATCGTCTGTTTCTTAATTTCTTCTACAAAATTCTCGCCGAGTGTTCTGGGCATGGCTTTTTCCTCCACTTCTTTGTCGGCCTTCTCGACCTTGGGTGTCTCGAGGCCCTTCATGAGTGCCTCAGCTTCGTCTGCTGCTTTCATCTGTGCCTGCACGGTCTCGAGCTCCGTGATAGCAGTCTGCAGATCCTCAGCAGATTTCTCGCCCGCTTCTACTGCGGACTTTACTTCTGTGAGTGCGGCCTTTGCCGCCTCGAATCTCTCTTTAAGGGTCATTTGTTTACCTCCTCTAAGAGCTTGTTGGCATGTTTCAAAAGTTCCGCTTTCCTCTTCTGCTCCTCATCGTTGACCGTATCCAGTTCCTCCGATTTGGCTTCTGATTCCTGCGGTGCTTCTTCTATATCGTCAACCTCGTCAGTCAAAAGCTGATTGGCGAGGGAGATGATCTGTTTAATGATGTCTTCGTCTGTCTTGCGGTTACGCCTTCCGGCCTTGACCGATACCACTGAAGTGTCAGGGTTGGCTGGGTACATCACAAGGCTGACCTCGTGGATATTGAGCTTGCGGAGTTCGTTCGCCTTGCGTCCGTCTTCCAGCGTGACCTCTCCAGCTTCGAGCACGTCATAAGCGAAGCTGAATTTGCAGAGGCGCCCATCCAGCGCAAGCTCGCGCGCTCTCTGTCCTTCCGGCGTATCGTCGAAAGTACCCTCGAAATACAGTCCGTGATCGTCCTCTTTCAGCTCGATCACTGTTCCGATGTACGCGTTCAGGTCGTCTGCTTTGTGGTTAAACAAAAAAGGAAGGACACGTCCCTCCTCTTTGATCTGCGCGATATGTTCCGCGAATGCTCCCTTTGCCACTATGTCTCCATAGCTGTCAGGCTCCCGCGT